AGGAATTATGATTAACACATTTTTAAACAAGTTTGTTAAACCAACAACAAAAGAAAACGAGTACATCCCATTGGAAAAACTTAAGATAGCGAAAACTATTTATCCAAATGGAAAAAAACAAATGTCGTTAAATGGCGTGGATGAGTTTTACGGATTACAAGAGGGTAATGTATTAAATAAAAAAAAGTAATATGGAAATTTGGAAAGATATAGAAGGCTTTGTTGGATATTACAAAATAAGTAATTTCGGTAATGTTAAAAGTGTTAAAAGAATAATTAATTATTCGAATAATAAATCAAGAGCTTACAATTCAGTTATAATTAAATCTCATATTTGCGGAAGAGGTTATAATGTTATTAGATTAACAAAAGATAAATTAAAAAAAACATTTTATATTCATCAATTAGTTGCTATGGCTTTTTTAAATCATAAGCCAAATGGAAACACAATAGTAGTTGACCATATTGATAATAATAAAAATAATAATGATTTATTAAATTTAAGATTGTTAAGCAATATGGAAAATATAATGAGGTACCATAATTCAAAACAAAACACGAACAAATGACGGCGGTGCAATGGTTTTCCGATAAAATTAAAGGGATGGATACGGCAGTTTCAATATATCGGTTTAAAGAGTTATTAGACCAAGCCAAAGAAATGGAGAAGCAAGAAAAACGCGCTGAATACATGCGAGGATGGAAAGATGGTCTTAGCTGTAAATCAATTAATAATAAAATGAAATGACAAAGAAACAAATCGATAAGGCAAACTATAAATCAGATAAACAATCTTATCAGGATAAAATGAGATATAAAATAACAAAAGCTAAAAACAATATATTAGAACAAGCCAAAGAATTTGTAAAAGATTCGCATTACAACAACGAGAATGGAAGTCTTTACTTATTCGCTCAACAGCACGAATTGAACGCATACGAATTTGATATCATTAAACGGATTGTGCGCTGCAGAAAGAAAGGATACTTTCACGAAGATTTAGCGAAGAGTATTAGAGTGATAGAATTATATTTAAAAGAATATAGAAATGACAAAGAAACAAATTGAGAAGGCAAAGATAAAGCTGCTCAAACAAGAACGCCACATCGCATTTAAACGCATCTCAGACTACTTAATGATTGTGGGCGGCTTATCTTACCTAATTGATATAATAGAGGACTTAAACGATACGATAATGATTCCAGACATTAATAAGCAATTGAAGGGAACTATTGATATATTGATTCAGCAAGACGATCTATTTTTGGCAGGTGCTGCAATAGATGTTATAGAGCAGCAGAACAATATAAAGCTAGCCTTTAGACAATTTCAAACCGACATATTTTTAAACGATTTAAAATGAAAAATTCAGAGAATACAATAGAGCGAGTGATTAGAATTTGTGATGAATTTGAGATCCTGCAAAAGTCAAGGAAACAAGATCTAGTTTACCAACGTTATGCAGCAATGAACTACTTGCGGATAAACACTAAATTATGTTTAACTTCAATTGGTCGTTACATTAACAGTGTAGATCATGCAACGGTTATTAATGGGCTGAAAGTCTATGATAATATGATAGCTACAAACGACCTGCAATTTAAAATGTACACAAAAGAAATTGAAGAGCGGTTAAATGGTAGGTTAGATTTTGTTGTGAAAGAACGTCCTAAAGTGATCGTAAAGTATAAAGAGATGAGAACGTATAGATCTGGGTTATAAACAAGTAAATAAATAAATATGAAAAATAAATTAAGAGTAACAAATGAATTAGGCGAAGAAACGTTTAATTTTGATAGAGTAATTTCTAATGAGGAAAAAGAATCTATTTTAAGAACTAAAATTCAAGGGCATTTTGCTTTGATAAGTTGTGTTAATCTAAATAACAATATCTCTTTTGATTTTGTTAATGAAGATTATTATTTATTAAAAGACATTTTAGATTATTTAAGAAACATGCAAACAGCGGTAAAACCTTTAGATATATCTATTTCTTTTTTCCCGACATTAAAAGATGCTTTAGATGTACAATTACTAATGCATAATCAGTTTTAAACTTAAATAAATATGGAAATAGTTATAAATAAAGTAAATAGATACAGAACTCAAACAACGCGTTTTTTACAGTTTGATATTCCAGTAGAAAATTTAGAAGTTGAATCTTATACCAAAGAAAATGGACAATCTAGGATGAAAGGATTAAGCGTTTTTAATTTCGACACTATAACTTTAACATCAATAAGCAACAAAGGTTTTTTTCATGCGATAGGATGGACAGGTAGTAAGTTGGTTCAATTAGTTTTAAAACAAAAGACAAATGATAATTAATCTAAAGATCAAACCACTTTCAATAAACGTAGCTTTTCAAGGCAAGCGTTTTAAAACACCCGCTTATAATAAGTACGAAAAGAAAATGATTCAAATGCTACCCGAACGCGTAATAAATGATTTCAGTAAGGTTAAAATAACGTATGGGTTTAGTAATATGGCATCAGATATTGACAACCCGACAAAATTAGTGTTAGATATACTACAAAAAAAGTACAATGTTAATGATCGAGATATTATTTATTTAGTGTTACATAAAGAAAAAACAAAAAAAGGTGAAGAATTTATAGAAATTGAATTCTATTAGAAAATAATTGTTATATTTGGCATTCAGAAGCGTAGGAACTTCAAAAAATATTTAATAAAAAACCCCGATTAGTACTGTGTTCCTACGCACCCTTACTAGTTGGGGTTATTAATTTAATTTAAAAAAAGAAGTATGAAAAAAAGAATTGAAACACTAGTCCAATGGCTAGAAAGTGTAAACCCTAAAAAATCGAAGTATGAAATATAGTGATTTTGTACAACAAAAAAGGCACTCAATCGGAAACTTTGGATTTGAAACAAACTACATTCCAGATATGGCGTTTGATTTTCAAAAACATATTATTGAGAAAGCAATTCAAAAAGGTAGAATGGCAATTTTTGCAGATACTGGACTTGGAAAGACTTTAATACAATTATCTATTGCAAAAAATATTGTTCAGCACACAAATAAAAAGGTACTTATTTTAACTCCTTTAGCGGTTGCTTTTCAATTCATTTTAGAAGCTGAAAAGCTAGGAATTGACGATATAGAATATTCAAAAGACGGAAAGCACACAAAGAAAATAGTTATTTGTAATTACGAGCGTTTACACTATTTTAATTCAAATGATTTTGAGGGCGTTATTTTAGACGAAAGCTCAATACTAAAGAACTTTGACGGGAAAATCAAACAAGAGGTAACGACCTTTGTTAAAAAGATTCCTTATCGTTATTGCTCAACTGCAACACCTTCTCCAAATGATTTTATTGAATTAGGAACTACAAGCGAGGCACTAGGTTACATGGGTTACATGGATATGCTAGGTAAGTTTTTTAAGAATAATCAAAACGATACGGGAGGTCGTAATAATATTGGTGAAAAATTCTATTTAAAGCCGCACGCTGAAAACGATTTCTTTGCATGGGTTAATCAATGGGCAATTATGGTTAAAATGCCTTCCGATATCGGGTTTTCAAATGATCGTTATGTATTACCTAAATTGATTATTAATAAACACATTGTAGAAAATCAGAGCCTAATTGATATTAACGGTCAAGTTCAAATGTTTACACCTATTGCTAAATCCATGACAGAGGTTAGGCACGAGCAAAAACAAACTGAGCAAAAAAGATGTGAAAAAGCTATTGAACTAGCAGCTGGTAAAACGTCTGTTTATTGGTGTAACACAAATAACGAAAGCCGTATATTAAGAGAATCGGATTCGAAAGCTGTTGAAATAATTGGATCGCAATCTATTGAAAAGAAAGAAGAAATACTTTTAGCGTTTGCTAGCGGTCAAATTGAACGTTTAATTACAAAGGCTAAAATGACTTCAATGGGTTTAAATTGGCAGCATTGTCAACATTCTGTATTTTTCCCTACATGGTCGTACGAACAATACTACCAAGCAATGAGAAGATTCTGGAGGTTTGGACAAACTAAAGACGTAACTATCGATATGGTTATTTCAGATGGTCAAACAAGGGTAATAGAAGCATTGGAACAAAAGACACAAAAAGCCATAGAGTTACACAAAAACTTAACTGAAAATGTAAACCGATCATTTGAACACAAAACAAAAGAATTTAACAAAGAAATTATTAAACCTAAATTTATATAAAAATGGAAAACAAAGTAAAAGATCAAACGATCACAGAAAACTATGCTATTTACAATGCTGATTGTATGGCTGTAATACCAACACTAGAAGATGAAAGTATTGATTTAGCAATTTATTCACCACCATTTGCTAATTTATATACTTATTCAAGTTCTGAATTAGATATGAGCAACGTGTCAAGTCATGATGAATTTATAAATCAGTATGAGTTCTTGGTAAAAGAAATGAGCAGAGTTACAAAGAAGGGAAGGATTAACGCTATTCACGTAACTGATATTTGTGATGTTAGTGGTACACTTAGTGACTTTCCTAATAAAATAATACAATTACATTTAGATAATGGATTTGAGTTTAAAAATAAAATAACAGTATGGAAAGAGCCGTTAAAAGTTAGGATTAGAACAATGGTGCAATCTTTAATGCATAAGTTTATAGTAGAAGATTCTACAAAATGTTTTACAGCTAATCCTGATTACATTCTAATTTTCAAGAAAAAAGGAGAAAACAAAGTACCAGTTACACATCCATTTGGTTTAACTCATTATGCTGGTGAAATTCCTATTTTACCTAATATGTTAAGAGCCTACAACAATTCAAATAAAACTAATTATACCGCTGATGAAATGTGGAATCATTTGCTAGCTACAAAAGAAGATGATAAAATAAGTAAATTAAATCATTACATTTGGCAGCGTTACGCATCTTCTGTATGGGATGATATTAGAGAGGGTAATGTTATGCCTTATCAAGACAGCAAAGAAGATGACGATGAGAAACACGTTACACCTACTCAGTTAGATGTTTTAGATAGATTAGTCGATTTATATTCTAATCCGGGTGAAGTTGTTTTAAGTCCTTTTGCAGGTGTTGGTAGTGATGTTTTTAGTCCTGTATCAATGGGGCGTAAAGCAATCGGTATAGAGTTAAAGGATTCTTATTACAAACAAGCTATTTTGAACTGTAAAGAAGCTACCAAGCGATTTAAAGAAAGCGTTAAACAAAAGAGTTTATTAGATGAAATTGAAGATATCGAAGAAACTTTAGATTAAAAATTTTAATAAGAAATATACTGTAATAAATTATTTGTATATTTGCTAATCTAAAGTAACGGTCAATTACCCAAAGAAATTAATTAGTAAAAACACCTGTTAAGAAATGCCGTTTGACCGTGGCTATCTTAATGGGGTTTTTACATTAACTTTAAAGTTTGTTCGTTTTTAAAAACGTCCACAAAATTATGGCAAATGTCAAATTAGTATTTAGCGGAGGCACTGAATATGAATGTTATGAAAGAACATTAGTAGCTTATGTAAACGCAAAAGGAGGCCTGTACGTATCAATTACAGATACAGAAGATGACGATGAAAGATCAAATCAACAGCACACCGTTTTAGATCGGGACACGGCTATTAAGTTATCCAAAGAGTTGAGAAAACAAATCGCTTTAATGGATGAATATGATGGATAGGAAAGGATTTAATTTCTTCAAAAGCTACTACGATGTTGCTAAAGAATTATCAGACAAAGACCGACTAATGTTTTATGATGCATTAGTGAAACGGCAATTTACAGGAGAAGAAACAACACTTACTGGAATGGCTAATTTTGCTTACATATCACAACGTCACAACATTGATAGTCAAATAATTGGATACTGTAAAAAGATGAATATACCTACCCCTACACAAGGGGGTTATGTAGGGGGTATTGATGGGGGTACGCAAGGGGGTTCGGTACAAGAGGAAGTAATAGGGAAAGAGGAAGTACAATACGTAAAGCCCCTAACCCCTAAAGGGGAATTAAATGAAACTGAATTAGGTTTTTTAAAATGGTACAACGAAGAGGTTAAAAATAAAACGGAAAAATTAGGACAATACAAAACCTTATCCAAAACCGATAGAAACAACCTTAAACAACTTCGTAAATCATACGATAACCCAATGTTTTGGAATAACGCTTTTAATGCCATGTGGGAAAGTGAATGGTGTAAAGAAACGGGAAACAGAACACCTACACATTTATTACGGGTTGACAATTTCAATAAGTACATGAACTTAGATAACACCCCAAAGAAGTTCATAGGAGTTACGAACGACCCAAACCTTGACATGTGATTAAGAAACTAAGCGACGTAAAACAGAACTTAGAAACTTTATACAACGTCGGTATTGAGTTAGGAAAATCAGTTGGATGGGATTGGAATATATTTCCGTA